TTTATTTTATTTGTGTGTATGTACAGTATATCTATTATCGCATGTTCTAAGCCCATCAATATGTTCGAAAAGATCAGGTTTAATAGGAGCTCCTAGTGGATCGAGAATAAAATCAATACCTTCTCGACGAGCGAGTTTAGCAGCAGGAACAAAATCGCTATCCCCGGATATCAAAACAATTTGATCGACCTGTTTTTTATATGCCATTGAAGAAATGTCTAAACCTATTTTCATGTCAACACCCTTTTGATCAATATTTAGATAGAAGTCGGATTCTTTTAAATCAGAAAAAGAGATAGAACCATTACAAAGTTTTTTGACCGTTTTTGGGTAGATGGTATAATGTGCTTGCTCTTCAGCAAGTTTTCCGAGTCTAATAGCAAATTTTCTCTTTTTCTTTAATTCACTTAAAAAGCTCATAGTCCATGTATAAAGCTCTGTTTTCGAAAGATCAACTTGTTTTTGTGTGAATGGATGAAAGATGCGTTTGCTCGACGGTGCACAATCATAGTAAAAGATTCTGTACAGGCTATTATTTTCTCCATGAGAATTTAAGTGACGTTTACAGTAATTTGCAAGTTCTATAGCACGTTTTTCAGCTGTTTGGTCGCCTAAAACAGCTTGAGCTCTTCGACGGTAGAAACCGCCATCAACAAGTATTGCAGTTTTCATATGCACTCTCCTTTAAATATAAAAAGCCCTAGGGTTCGGTCATTCCCATATATTGAGAGACGTACAACCTAGAGCAGTATTAGTATATTTTTCTTTTGTGTCTTTTATGATAGCTCATATTTATTAAAAAGTCAACATTTTTTTAGAAAAACATTTGACAATTATATAAGTAAGTGATAAAATGAACAATCTGTCATAAGAAATTATGAAAAATATTACTAAAAATCTTTTGGTGTAACATCATCTTTTTTTGTATAATCATTTATGCAGTTATACTAACCGCATTATTCAACTGTTCCTGTTGGTGCAGGAGCGGTTCTTTTATTTATATTATTCTGTCTGCTCAAGGGTTATAGTTTTTGTTATTCCGGAAACTGTTACCTGATAGGTAATCTGCTTGCTTGAATCGGAATTTGTATCGTCCAGAGAGGCGAGAAGAGCGGAATCGGTTGCTTCTTTGTCTCTGGTAGATGTCCAAGTATATTCTTCAGAATATTCTGTAGGAGCAGTATAGGTTCCAACCCAGTAAACAGCAGTTGTATTCCCCTCATCCATAATCCAGTTTATTGTGATGGTATCCTCTGTAATATCTGCCTGCATCCAAGTACCGTCATCGTCTTTATATTCCCATTTTCCAGTCAGCACGACAGGTTCTTTGACTTCTTCCTTTGCTTCCTCTTTTGGAGTTTCGGCAGATGCTTCTGTCTTCTTGGATGATTCCTTTGCTTCTTTTGATGAATCGGAGCTATTGCCGCAGGCTGTAAATGACAGTGCCATGCTTCCAATCAGAACCAATGCTACAAGTTTCTTTTTCATAATTTTTCCTCCTCATATAAAGTGTTTCTATATAATCGCATATGCGGTCATACCAATTTCATCATCGATAGCTGTGGTATAAAATACACCACATAATTATCCACCCGTTTACAGATCCCGTATTTATTTCGGTAACATTCAATACATTCTTCCAGAAATTCTTCTGTCACTTCCAGGTATTCAGCGATTTCAAACCGGTTCTGGCAGCCATGCTCAAAGGCTCGTACCAGTCCGATCAGACCGATCTGCTTGTTGTACGCCCAGAGTCTTGCCTGACGTTCCTGTTTTCGGTTGGCAGTAGATGTCATGTCAAGAATATTGCCAACGGAAGTGTAGTGGTGTCCGAGTTCTTCGGCAAGGACACAGGATTTTTCTGTGGTTGTAGTAATATCCTGCCGGATTGCAATCCGACTACCTTTGATTCGACCATTATTATATTTTAGAGGTTTTTCTTTTACCGTGAGACCAATATCGCTGGCCTCATCTAAAAGTGCTTCATAAGTGTTTATTGCTAACACCCCCTAAAGATCAATGTAATATACAGAAAAATAATCAATTTTTCTTTTTCAAAGTATAATTTTCTTCTATAAAATATCCATTACCGCCCTGCCAACAATAGATTTCGACTTTGCCAATACTACCATCCGCAAGATAATATATCCGTCCATGTATAGTTTTCCCTGTTTTTGAAGATTCGCGTTTCCAAACCTCATCCGAAGATAATGGGGCAATTCTCATACTTAGAGGAAATTTAGCGGGTTTACCACTCTTGGTAGTAGGAGAACAAAACAAACAGCAAAAGTCATCGTGTCCAGATTTCATGCCTCAGATGAAAATCGAGCAGTTGCAACATCAATACTGAAACGAGAAAAAATTTTATCCGTTTTGGCATGTTCTTTGATTATACTATTGATTTTTTTCAAGTCCTCTCTTGCCTTATTAAGATTTATTCCTTCAATGAGATAACACGGATCGGAATTAGGAGTATGTTTATAAACTTTAATGTTTGTAAAATCATATCCTATATTAGGGAAGAGCTTCATATCTTCGACAGTCACAGTTTTAACAGCAGGAACAGTAGGTTTTGGCTTTGGTACTTCTTTTTTGAAAAAATTGAAAAATCCCATAAATTATCTCCTTAAAAATTATCATCATCCATAACATCATTATCTGATGTATCTGTTCCTTCAGGAATATTTATATCTGTACGTGTGTGCGCAGCATTAAGTTGTGGACTTGTTTGCATTTCCTGAAGTGATAGCAACTGAGTAGTGTATTTGTCAATATCCTTTCGGTTTATTTCGTGTAAGTGTAAATAATTTTTAAAATGTTCTTTTTCGGAAGGTGAAAAATCTTTTATGCTATCAATTATATCTTCCAAATTATCATTGATAAAAGCATTTGCAATATCACCATCACTAACAGTCCATCCCATCAGATACGCTGGAGAAACGTTGCCGAGATGAGCAGCAGCCTCTATTTTGTCAGAGGGAATATTTGTAATGATATTATTTTCATACTTATATAGTGTTTGTTTGGATACATTTATTTTGTCAGCAAAATCAACCTGACTCATTCCTAGTTTGTTCCTAATTTCTTTTATACGTTCACCAACAGTCATGTTTAGTTCCTCCTTTATGAAGTAACTTTATAATAGCACAAAAATGTTGTAATTGCAATAAAAAATATCTTGACAAGTTACCGAAATGTGATATACTAAGAGTAACTTAAAAAGATACGGAGGTGAAAGTGTGATAAAGACAAATGAACTGAGAGGGATAATTGCTAAAAATGGATTATCTCAAACAGATGTTGCCAAAATGATAGGTGTTACGCCAAAAACATTTTATGAAAAGATGAAAAATGGTGTTTTTGGTAGTGATGAGATTCAAATTATGATTGATGAACTACATATAGATGATCCAATGCCTATTTTTTTTGCACATGAGTAACTTTTGAAGATACTAAAGGAGGCGTAAATGAAAGAATTACAAATTTTCAATTCAGAAGAGTTCGGTGATATCCGAACGGTACAACTTAATAACGAAATCTATTTTGTAGGAAAAGATGTTGCAACAGCACTTGGTTATGCAAATCCTAAAAATGCAGTTCCAACTCATGTAAGTGAGGAAGATAAGCTGAGTACCCAAATTGAGTACGCAGGTCAGAGAAGAGAAGTAACGGTCATCAACGAGTCTGGCTTATATGCTTTAATCTTTGGAAGCAAGTTGGAATCAGCTAAGAGATTCAAACACTGGGTAACATCGGAAGTTCTTCCGGCAATCAGAAAGCATGGTGTGTATGCAGTCGATGAACTTCTTTCAAATCCTGAGATGGCAATTAAGGCATTCACAGCTTTGAAAGAGGAAAGAGAGAAGAATAAAGCTCTTGAAGCAGACAACCAGCGAATGAAACCGAAAGAAATCTTTGCCGATGCAGTAGCTACCAGCCACACTTCCATCCTGATCGGAGACCTTGCGAAGCTCCTGAAGCAGAACGGCATCGAGATTGGACAGAAACGCTTGTTCAACTGGCTCAGAGAAAACGGCTATCTTATCAAGCGAAAAGGTTCGGACTGGAATATGCCGACACAAAAGTCGATGGACTTAGGAATTATCGAAATTAAGGAAAGTACCGTAAATAATCCGGATGGCTCGGTCAGAATCAATAAGACTCCGAAAGTTACTGGAAAAGGTCAGCAGTATTTTATCAACAAATTTTTAAGTTAACACGGAGAGTAACAAATGAACCTAAGGATTAAAGAAATCAGTAAAAAGGTATTTGCGGAATGCAACAGAGATTTGAAGCATTACTTTAATGTCAATGCGAGAAATAATGTTCCAAAAAAGAAATTCGATGAAGCTGTGCAGTATGTAAAGAATTGGCAGCCGTGTACAAATACAAGGATTATGATTCAAGAATGCAACGCCCAGTTATCTATGGAGTGTGATTAAAATTATGAATCAAGATGTAGGCGAGACACAAATCGCAAGAAAGCTTGTTAATCAGTATCCAGAGCTATCTGACCGCATTAGTTTCCGAGGACTGCAAAAGTTAGCACGGAGAGCATTGCTTAGGGGATATTCAGAGAAAATGGTAATGTTCGGGTTAGATACGGTTATCAAAAAAAAACTATAAGCGAGACGAATATCACGGAAATGATGCGCTTGATGAGAAACGCTTCATATTGGACGCCGAGTTTCGAGCCGTTATGAAAGGACAGGATGAGACAAAAATATTGTGGTGTTAGAGTGGGAAAAAATCAGCAGGGTAAATCAACAAGTACAACCAGCACCGCATAAACTTCAATAGAAAGTAGGTGGTAAGCATGAAACCCGATATCGAAAAAATCATACAGGTGATGATTTCTTTATTGGAAGAACAGGAAAAAGTGAAAATTACATATACCATTGAGAAAACCGCGTAAGCGGTACCAGTTGGACAAGCAAAGGAGGGATAAGAGATGTTCTATAAGGCGGCGAAGCTATTAAGCAAAACAGCGATTGTATTTGGATTTATGTGCATGGTTGGTGGGTGCTCGGTAGAACAACAGGAGCTGTTTTACCTGTATGAAGCTCTTGGACTTGCAGTGTTTGCGGTTGGAGCGTATGCGCTGGAATACTTCCGGATGTTGGAATACCGGCACAGGAAAAGGAAAATAAGGGAGGCGAAGGAACGTGCCAGAAGAGAGGCAGCGTAAGAGCATGAGAACGTCAGAGCTTGATAAGATGATCAATAAACTTCAATCACTGGATCGGGTTGATGGTACATCCGAGTATTACAAGAATAATGCAATTGCATACTTGTCGGATCTGGCAAATCATTTGGATAGGATAGGCGTAAAGACAATAAAAATGCGCCCGGAAGTTGCAGCTTCCAGTGGCGCACATAACAAAAAACTCAACTAAATTATAGGAAAATCGGAGGAGAAAGTCAATGATCAAAGTTGAAAATGGTGGTGTTACTGAAAAATCTGCCATTTTAGATGGAGATGTGTACCTAAAAGGTTATAAAACAGGAGAATCAAGTGGATGAATGATAAGAATTATGAGATTAAAGAGACGATCCTTTCTTTGCCGAAGGAAAATGAAACGGATGTCTATCACAAAGAGTTAAATACAATCAGCTGGTACGGAAAGCCGGATAAGCTGGATATCAGGGGATGGTCGGATGACCACTCAAAAATGACAAAAGGGATCAGCCTTTCAAAGGATGAATTCATAGAGATCGCCCATGCAGGGTTTGAAAAATTAGGAGGTAAAGAATAATGGCACAGATTGAACTTAAGTTTGAAAGTTTTGAGGAACTGGTGGATTTTTCAAAGAAAATTCTTGGCGTAGCAGATGAACAGGCACACCCGGTATATAGGGAAAGTAAGGGTACAAACGGAGCCCAGAGCGCGGCACCAATCCAGCAGACGCCGGCAGCTGTACCGCCTGTGCAGCCGGCAGTACCTGTACAGACGACACCGGTACAGACTGCAGCACCCGTACAGGCTGCACCGGTAGCGCCGGTTGTACCTACTGTAGAGCATACCTATACCCTGGATGATCTGGCAAACGCTGCAATGACTCTGATGGACAAGGGAATGCAGACACAGCTTCAGAACCTGCTTGCCGGATATGGCGTGGAAGCTCTGCCGGCACTTCCAAAGAACCAGTATGGCAACTTTGCAACGGCACTTCGTGGAATGGGGGCAAATATCTAATGGGACATGCAGAAAGAAGCCATGCACTTTTAGGTCCATCCGGCGCGCACCGCTGGATGGAGTGCCCGCCGAGCGCAAGACTGGAAGAACAGTTTCCGGATAGTACATCGGAAGCCGCCAGAGAGGGAACGTTAGCTCATGAGTTGGCAGAAATAAAAGTCAGACATTACTTCTATACACCAGACTTTGGAAAACGGAAGTACACTACAAGGCTGAACAAATTGAAGAAAGAAGATCTCTGGCAGGATGAGATGGAACGGCATACGGATGAATATTTGGATTACATAAAAGGGACAGCACTTAATTTGAAATCTGCGCCGTATGTTGCGATTGAGCAGAAGCTTGATCTGACTGCATGGATCCCGGAAGGATTTGGAACTGCAGACTGCGTGATGGTTTACGGGGATACAATCCATGTCTTTGATTTCAAGTATGGAAAAGGCGTGCAGGTGGATGCAGAGCAGAATCCGCAGATGATGATTTATGCGTTGGGTGCTTATGCAGCATATAAGATTTTGTATCCGGTCAAGAAGATCTGCATGACGATCATACAGCCGCGGATTGATCATATTTCTGAATGGTCCTGTACGCTGGATGAACTGCTGGCGTTTGGTGAAGTGGTTAAGAAAAAAGCGGCACTTGCTATTGAAGGGAAAGGGGACTATCACCCAGGGGAAAAAGCCTGCAGGTTCTGCAGGGCGAAAGCACAGTGCAGGGCAAGATCTGATTTTAATGTAAAGAAAGCATTTGGAATTGGAGAACTACCACCACTGATCAGCACGGAAGAAGCCGGAAAAAGACTTATTGAACTGCGGGACGTAGTTAAGTATCAGAAAGACCTGCAGGAATGGTGTTTAAGTGAATGCCTTGCGGGAAAAGAAGTTCCTGGATGGAAAGCCGTTGAGGGACGGAGCGTAAGAGACTGGACGGATATGGATGGAGCTTTTGACAAGTTGATCAGTACGGGAGTCACAGTGGAAGAAATGCTTTATGAAAAGAAACCATTAACCCTGGCGCAGGTAGAAAAGATGATCGGAAAGAAAGACTTTCAGGAAGCAGTCGGGGAATTCATCGAGAAGAAAGCAGGAAAACCAACACTGGTGGAGGAATCTGATAAGAGGGAAGCAATTACAAACAAAGTGACAGCCGCACAGGTATTTAAGGAGGAAAACTAACATGGATAATTTATGTAACGTAACAACTGGAAAAGTAAGATTCTCATATGTACATCTCTATAAACCATATGCTTATCAGCAGGGGCAGGAAGAAAAATATCAGGCAACTGTTCTGGTCCCGAAAAGTGATGTAGATACCAAAGCGAGAATCGATGCTGCCATCGAAGCAGCGAAGCAGAAAGGCACGGCAGAGAAATGGAACGGCGTATGCCCGCCAATCGTTTCCAATCCGGTTTATGACGGGGACGGGGTAAGACCTTCGGATGGAATGGCATTTGGTCCGGAGTGTAAAGGACACTGGGTATTTACCGCATCTGCAAAGGCAGATTACCCGCCTGAGATCGTTGATTCAATGGGAAATCCGATTATCAACCAGTCGGAAGTTTATAGCGGGATGTATGGTCGAGTCAACGTAACTTTTTTCCCGTATATGTTTGGTGGAAAGAAAGGAATTGGATGCGGACTTGGTCCGGTGCAGAAACTGGAGGACGGGGAAGCACTCGGTGGAAGCGCACCAAAAGCATCCGCAGTGTTTGGAACAGGTGTACAACCAACCGATGGAGTCGGGACTGGGAGAGTCAATCCGATCACAGGATTACCGTGGTAAGGGAGAGGGCAAAAAGCCCTCTTCAGCTATCAGAAGGAGAACAACATGAAACAGTTGAGCATCGACATTGAAACAAGGAGCAGCATTGATATTGGAAAAGCTGGACTGTACCGGTATGCACAGTCAGATGATTTTAAGATACTTCTGTTTGCATACCGGTTTAAGGATGATGCTGTTCAGATTGTTGATCTGGAACAGGGAGAGAAAATACCGGATGAAGTCGTTGCAGCACTAAAGGATCCAGAAACAGTTAAGCACGCATATAACGCAGCATTTGAATGGTATTGTCTGAATCGTGTGGGGTACGTGACACCATTGGAACAGTGGAGATGTACTATGATTCACGGACTTTATTGTGGGTATACCGCAGGACTTGATGCTACGGGAAAGGCGATCGGACTTCCGCAGGATAAAAGAAAGCTGGCAACCGGAAAAGCTTTGATCCGGTATTTTTGCGTACCATGTAAACCTACAAAGAGTAATGGAAACAGGACATGGAATCTTCCGAGACATGCACCGGAGAAGTGGGAGTTATTCAAAGAATACTGCAGACAGGACGTTGTGACTGAGAGCGAGATCCTCCGGAGACTGGATGCTTTCCCGGTACCGGATGAAGAAGAAAAATTATGGCAGATGGACATCCGCATGAATGCATTCGGGGTAAAGGTAGATACTGCATTGATCGATGGCGCGCTGCAGGTCAACGAACAAAGTACCGTTCTTCTCGAAAATGAAGCAAGGAAGTTAACGGGATTGGAAAATCCGAACAGCTCCGCGCAGCTTCTTAACTGGGTGCATGAAAATGGAGTGGAAATGGAAAATCTGCAGAAGGCAACCGTATCCGAAAAATTATCTGCAGAGTTACCGGAAAATGTAAGGCGGGCACTTGAGATCAGACAGCAGTTGGGGAAGACATCCATTAAAAAGTATGTGGCTATGGACACTGCAAAAGGTCCGGATGACAGGGTTCGTGGACTGACGCAGTATTACGGTGCCAATCGGACCGGGCGCTGGGCGGGACGTCTGGTGCAGATGCAGAATCTTCCAAGAAATTATATCAAGACACTGGATTATGCGAGGAAACTCGTAAAAGAACGAAACTATGCCGGTATTAAGCTTTTGTATGAAAATGTGCCGGATACTTTATCGCAGCTGATCCGGACTGCATTTATTCCGTCAGAAGGAAATAAGTTTGTAGTTGCGGATTTTTCTGCAATTGAAGCCAGAGTGATTGCCTGGCTTGCTGGAGAAACATGGGTAAATGAAGTATTTGCCACTCATGGAAAGATTTATGAGGCAACAGCTTCCCAGATGTTCCATGTACCGATTGAAAAAATAGCAAAAGGAAACCCGGAGTACGCCCTGCGACAGAAAGGGAAAGTAGCGACACTTGCATTGGGATATCAGGGCGGATCCAATGCACTGATTGCAATGGGAGCGCTGAATATGGGACTGACAGAGGAAGAACTTCCGGATATTGTACAGCGGTGGAGAACAGCGAACCCACGAATCCGGGATCTGTGGTATGCAGTAGAGGAAGCTGCTCTTGCGGTTATGCAGACAGCGCAGCCACAGGCAATCTATAACCTGATTTTTAATCTGGAGAGCGATATTGTTTATGGTCAGAGTTTCCTGACGGTACAGCTCCCAAGTGGGAGAAAATTATACTATCCAAGACCATTTTTGAAAGAAAATCAGTTTGGAAAAATGGCAATCCATTATTACACCGTGGGACAGCAGAGCAGAAAATGGGAAGTGACTTCTACCTATGGTGGAAAAATGACAGAGAATATTGTCCAGGCAATTGCGAGAGACTGCCTGGCAGAGACATTAAGAAGAATCGATGCAAAGGGGCTGCAGGTTGTGTTCCACGTGCATGATGAAGTGATCATTGATGCGCCGGCGGGAACTACCGTGGAAGAGATCTGTGATCTGATGGCAGAACCGATTGCATGGGCGCCGGGGCTTATCCTGAAAGGTGCCGGCTTTGAAGGTAATTACATGAAAGATTAGCAGGAGGTCAGAAATTGGAAAATAACAGAAAGATGCTGATCAGTACAGCAGGGACCAGAAAAACCAAACACTGGCCGAGAACGGAAATTACATGGGCTGAGTTCACCGAAAAATTAAGAACACCAGCCCGGAGTACAGAGACACTGGAAGAGTATTTAAGCTATGCCAAGGTAAAGCAGGACGAGCTGAAGGATGTTGGTGGATTTGTCGGAGGTACATTTGCCGGGGATATCCGGAAAGCAGCATACGTGGAAGGAAGAGATCTGCTGACGCTGGATTTGGATAATATCCCAGCGGGAAAGACAGAGGACATTCTGAAACGTGTGGCAGGACTTGGATGCAATGCTGCAGTCTACAGCACAAGAAAGCATAGCGGCTATGCGCCAAGACTGAGGGTGATTGTGCCATTAGACCGGACAGCTTCGGCAGATGAGTATGAGCCTGCAGCAAGAAAGTTGGCATCTCTGATCGGAATCGAGTTTTGTGATCCGACAACCTTTGACGTGGCACGTCTGATGTATTGGCCAAGCTGCTGTAAAAACAGTGAGTATGTATGCGAAGTATACGACCGTCCGTTTTGTAGCCTGCAGGGACTTCTGGGAATGTATGGCGACTGGACAGATATTGTACAGTGGCCGAGAGTACCAGGAGCAGAAGCAATTGAGAAACGCAGACTGGCAAAACAGGAAAATCCAACAGAAAAGAAGGGGATCATCGGAGCATTCTGCAGAACCTACAGTATCACGCAGGCGATGGAGAAATTTATTCCAGGATTATATGAACCTACGGATATGGAAGGAAGATATACCTATACAGGTGGAACAACGGTAGGAGGGGCAATCGTTTATGATGGAGATCTGTTTTTATACAGTCATCATGCAACCGATCCATGCTCCGGTCTTCTGGTGAATGCATTCGATCTGGTCCGTTTACATAAATTTGGAGATCAGGATCAGGAAGCGAAAGAGGGAACACCAAACAGTAAGCTTCCATCTTTTATAGCAATGACAAAGCTTGCCAGCAATGATAAAACAGTAGCTGGTTTAATGGCAAAAGAAACTTTTGAAAAAGCGCAGAATTCTTATGATACCAAAGAAACAGATCCGGAGGAACCAGATCTTGCGTGGCTGGACCGTCTTGCGAGGGATGGAAATGGCAAATTTGCAAAGACGATCAACAATGCGGTACTGGTATTGGAGAATGATCCTTTATTAAAAGGGAAGATCGTTACGGATGAATTTGCAAGCTGTGGTCTCATTCTGGGACGAGTTCCATGGAGCAAGGAAGAAGGAAAACGCAGATGGAAAGATGAAGACGATGCCGGATTCTATAACTATATGGAATTGTTCTATGGGATCACCGGAAGAGATAAGCTGGATAGTGCGCTTCTGATCGTGAGTAGCAAGAACAAGATCAATGATGTGAAAGAATATTTGAAAAGTCTTACCTGGGATGGGGTAAGGCGGGTAAATACACTGCTTTCCGATTATCTGGGGGCAGAAAATAATCTTTATACGCAGGCGGTTATGCGGAAATCTCTGTGTGCTGCAGTTGCGAGGGCTGTGATCGGAGCAGTGAAATACGATTACATGCCAATCTTTACAGGTCCGCAGGGTATCGGAAAAAGCACCTTTTTGAGCATTCTTGGAAAGGAATGGTTTTCGGATTCACTGACCTCATTTGAAGGGAAAGAATCAGCCGAGCTGATCCAGGGTACGTGGATCAATGAAGTAGGGGAACTGACCGCCATGACCAAACAGGAAACCAATGCGGTAAAACAGTTCCTCAGTAAGACAGACGACATTTACCGTGCGGCATATGGGCGCAGGACGAATAAATATCCGAGACGCTGTGTATTCTTCGGAACCAGTAATGAAGAGGAATTTTTAAAGGATATGACAGGGAACCGCCGGTTCTGGCCAGTGGATGTGGGTGTGCATCCGGCAAAGAAATCTGTGTGGAATGATCTGCCCGGAGAAGTAGACCAGATATGGGCGGAAGCCTATATGTACTGGAAACTGGGCGAGCCCTTATATATGTCCAAAGAAGAGGAAGAAATGGCGCAGGAGATGCAGGAGAGCCACAGGGAGTCTTCCGGAAAAGAAGGGATCATCCGGGAGTTTCTGGAGCGGAAAATACCGGATAACTGGGACTCACTGAGTCTGCTTCAGAGGAAACAATTTTGGAATGGAAATCTCCATCTGGATGAAAAAACGGAGCTTGTAGACAGGGATAAAGTATGTTCATTAGAGATATGGTCGGAGTGTTTTGGTGGAGAAGCAAAGTACATGAAACGAACGGACAGCAGGGAGATCAACCAGATACTCGGTGGGATTAAAGGGTGGAAACCAAACCGATCGAAGCGCAGATATGGTCCACATGGAATCCAAAAAGGGTTTGAACGCGTTGCCAGAAGTGTTGACATACTTGAAAAATAACGGCAACTTAACGGCAACACGGCAACGGGTAAAAAATAGGGGTGTTGCCAATGTTGCATAAGAAATTAGAAAAGGCAACGGATAAAGCAACGCTGAAAGCCTGATAAATAAAGGGTTTTCTATAATATGTTACCAATGTTGCCATAATTTATATATGAATAAAAAAATAAATAATAAAAATCGTATATGGCGTACATAACGCACATAATACAGGGGTACATATACGCGTGTACGCGAGGAACAGTAACAGGAGGTGTGATAAATGCTTGAGCGCGAGGTTGAGAAAAAACTGGTGGACGGTGTCCGGAGGATGGGCGGCAGAGCGTATAAATTCGTCAGTCCGGGTAACGATGGTGTGCCGGACCGTATTGTGGTTCTGCCGGACACGGCACCAATGTTTGTGGAACTGAAAACGGAATCGGGAAAATTATCTAGTCTGCAGAAAGTGCAGATCACAAGACTGGAAAAACTTGGTCAGAATGTGAGAGTTCTGTATGGAGCGAAGGACGTAGAAAATTTTTTGGAGGAGATGTGGAATGGAATTTAAACCGCATGCGTATCAGGCACACTGTATCGAAAAGATTTTAGAGATTAACAAGATCGGGCTGTTCCTGGATATGGGACTTGGAAAGACCGTCACAACACTGACGGCAGTAAAAGAATTAAAATACAACCGGTTCCTGGTGAGGAAGGTGCTTGTGATTGCGCCGAAGAAAGTGGCAGAGGGAACCTGGACAAAAGAAAAAGACAAATGGGAGCATACAAAGATGCTTCGGGTATCCCAGGTTTTGGGGAGCCAGATAAAACGGATCCGGGCGCTGAATACACCGGCAGACATCTATATCATCAACCGGGAAAACGTATGCTGGCTGGTGGATTATTATAAACAGGCGTGGCCGTTTGACATGGTGATCGTGGACGAGTCCTCATCCTTCAAAAGCCACAAAGCGAAAAGGTTCAAAGCTTTGGCAAGTATGAGTGGTCACATTAACCGGATGGTAGAACTTACCGGAACACCTTCACCGAACGGACTGGAAGATCTCTGGAGTCAGATCTTTTTACTGGATGGTGGTGAAAGGCTTGGAAGAAGATACACCCAGTTCCGGGAGAGGTATTTTGATCCGGGGGACAGAGGGCAGAATGTGATTTATAACTACAAGGCAAAACCCGGAACGGAAGAGAGCATTCTGGAAAAGATCTCGGATATCTGCATCAGCATGAAGGCTGAGGATTACCTGCAACTTCCGGATATCATTTACCATCAGATTCCGGTCACGCTGGATGCGAAAGCCGAAAAAGTATACAGGGAACTGGAGAGAAAGATGGTTCTGGCGCTTCCGGAAGACGAAGAGGAGATCAGTGTTACCAGTGCAGCGGCGTTGAGTAATAAATTACTGCAGCTGTCAAATGGGGCGATTTATGACGAGGATCATGAGGTTCACGAAATCCACGGATGCAAGATCGAGGCATTTCTGGAGTTGATAGAGAGCCTGAATGGAAAATCTGTCCTTGTGTTTTATAATTTCCAGCATGACCGGGTACGGATTCTGAAAGCACTGGAAAAATTAAAACTTCGGGTAAGGGAACTGAAAACAATTGAGGACGAGGATGCCTGGAACCGGCATGAGGTGGACGTTCTACTGACACATCCTGCAAGCAGTGCCTATGGACTGAACCTGCAGCAGGGTGGAAACCACGTGATCTGGTTTGGGCTGACCTGGAACTATGAATTATACACACAGGCAAATAAAAGATTACACAGACAGGGACAGAAAGAAAAAGTGATCATCCATCATCTGGTGTGCAGCGGAACCCGTGATGAGGACGTTATGCTGGCGCTGGAGAAGAAAGAGGATGTTCAGAACTGGGTAATGGAAAGCCTGAAAGCAAGGATCCGGAAGATTCGTCAGGAGGGGATAATGTGATTGAGTTAACGGACAAGAAAAAAAAGAGTCTGTTGGAGAAGTACAGGAAACGGTACGGGAAATGTGCTACTTGTCCCGGATGTAAGGAATATATCCGGGAGAACGATGAACTGGAAAAGGTTGAATACATAAAAACAAAACGCGGGACAGAAATATTCTTGCATCGTGGATGCTTTGAAAAAATCTGGAGGTAAGAAGATGTTTATAAATCTGACAAAGACGGAGGTTGAAGAGACAATCACCGCATTGGAAGATTTCCAGATGTATCTGGAAGAAAACGGGATGAAAGACTGTACCAGATGTAACTTGGAGATCGTGAAAAGTGTAAGAGGACGACTCATGAAGGAACTCTTAATACGGGGGATGTGAGGTGCAAAATGATACGGATTATCAGTAAGATTAAATACCAGGGGAAATGTGATGCATGTGGAATCGGAATTACTTGCGAGAAAGAAGATGTTACAAACATTCAGGTTGGAATGAATGAGCTTGGGAACTTTGTAGAGTGCCCGATCTGTGGAGAGAAGATCAGGGTTACAGAATATACGGAGCAAATGCAGAAAAGGAGCATAAAATGAAAGAGGTGCAAGAGATGGATGATGAAAAAACATTAGAATCAGTACCGAGTGCTACACAAGAAAAAATAAAAGTCGAGAGTATCAATGTAATAGTTGAAGAGATTGGCGGTAAACCTTATTACGAACTTAGATATAGAGTAGCTGGTGATGATTTTTGCTACATCGGTTACGGTTCATATTGTTTGGATTATGTGTTTGATTGGAAAAAACAATATTTTGAAGTGGTTCCACACGAAACTAAACAGCGGAAGGAAATGAAATGGATTCCAACAACAGAACGTCTTCCGGATCAGCGGGAGTTCATAGAATCATATGTCAGAAGTGCATATGCAGCGGAGTTCCTGGTTACGATCGAGGGAGCAGAGAAAGCGACAACGCTGTATTATTCCCAAACGGGCGCCTGGTTCGATGAACAGGGAGAACCGTATAAGGTTGTGGCGTGGATGCCACTTCCGGAAAGGTATAAGGGATAAATGGAAGAGGATAAATACACAATGTATGCGGTAAAAAAGATTTGTATCTGGATGATAACAGCTATAACCATTCTGATAGCAATGAAATGGACGGGATCGGCGTGGTGCTTATGGGCGTTTTGCATTCCGGCTATATTAGAGTGATGATGGATAGAAGGTGATAATTTGCAGGAGAAACGAAGCAGAAAAGAACAGCGGCGGGACAGGCAGCAGCATTATGAAGAGTTGGAGAGCCGGCATGATGCAAAGGCGTTGGAGAGATTTAAGCGACCGGCTTATCAGAGCGTAAGCGTTGCAGAATATCTGGCAAAGAAGTATGACATTACAGCGGAGGTGGATACCATTGCAGACCGAAGAAAAAGAAATGACGGAAAATGAGAAAAAGAAAGAGTATCTGAGACAGTACAGGATCCATGTCCGGAGGATACATAGAATCAATGCGGAAATAGCAGAGTTGCGATCTATGAAGATTTCCCCATCGATGAATAATGATGGGATGCCACACGGGAGCAGTCAGGGAGATCTGTCCGGTTATGCAGCAGAGCTTGACCGTATGGTATCGGAGCTGATAAAAGAACGATATGTACGGATGGTGGAATATCAGGAGATTGTACGGCAGATCAAAAGGCTGCGGAGCGAAAATGAGAAAGACGTGCTGTTTTACCGGTATATCCGTGGGATGGATTGGTGGGAGATTGCAGAGAAGATGAAGTTTTCAGAACGGCAGATCTATCGATTTCACGGGAAGGCACTGGTAAATTTTCGGCTTCCGGAAAAAGATGTCAGTGAATGTCAGTAGCATCTGTGGTATTATGATAACATCGAGAAGCGAAAGAAAAGAGCTTTTCGGATGTGACATTTTCACAATAAGTTCTCCGACGGTAAGTGTGGTAAAAGGGCGATCTGGTGACAGGTCGTCTTTTTCGTTGCCAAGTGCCAGAAAAAGAGGTATTATGAGGTTAGATTTATCGGTGGAGGAAATGAAGATGAAAGTTAATATTCAGGTTAATACAAATAACTACAATGGTAAAAAAGTCGAAATTGAATCAGGAGCTATAGAGAAATTTACACGCGATGCTTTTAGAGAAGATGTGTGTGAGGCATCGGTAGAATTTAAATGCTTGCCCGCAGCGATACCACCAGATTTTATTCAGGTCATGATTTCTGAATTTGAGAAAGGGGTGTATATTGTAGGTGATATAACTGCCATTGTGACAGTGGTAAAGCTAGTCTACGTTTTTTTGACCAAATGTACAGGTTATGAGAAAACGATTGCCTTTTCGGATAGAGAAGAGTTGATTACAGTTACTGACGAAACCACCGAACTAGAATTGCGAGGTCAGATTCAAGCAATATTGCTGGAACAAGAGGAAAAGACTGGTAAGGATATCTCAAAAATCCTGGGCGAATAGTTTAAAGCAGTTAAAGTCAAAACAACACGAATGAGAGGTGATGGTACATGGCGAGAGCACCGGATCCACGAATCGAACAGGCGAAAGCCATGTACTTACAGGGCATAAAGTTAGTTGAGATTGCAAGTCAGCTAAGTTTGCCAGAAGGAACAGTTCGGCGTTGGAAGTGTACTCATAAATGGGAAAACGAACGCTCGGATAAGAAAACGAACGTTCGGAAACGAAAAAGAGGCGGACAGCCAAAGAATAAAAATGCTGTCGGGAATGACGGCGGAGCACCAGAACAGAATAAGAATGCTGAAAAATACGGATTCTTCAGCAAGTATCTCCCGGAGGAAACACGGGAGATTTTTTCTGCCATTGAACAGGCTGATCCACTTGATCTGCTATGGCATCAGATACAGATTGCCTATGCTGCGATTGTTAGGGCGCAGAGGATTGCATATGTTAAGGATCAGGCTGATAAGACCGTTGAGAAGGTAGAAGAGAAAGACGGGAATGTGATTGGTGAGAAATGGGAAGTGCAGCAAGCCTGGGACAAACAGGAGAACTTCCTGAAGGCGCAGGCAAGAGCACAAGGGGAGCTCCGGGCAATGATCAAGCAGTATGATGAGATGCTGCATAAAGATTGGGAAGCTGCAAGTGAAGAGCAGAAAGCCAGAATTGAGCAGATTCGTACAAATACCGCCAGAATGAGCGGTGGAAACGGTGATGAGGATGAAGGAGTAGAGATTATCAATGACGCACCAGAAGAAACAGGTCCGGATATCGGAGATCATAATTCCGAAGTATCTGCAAATATTTAACAACCGGAGTATCAAGCACATCATCCTGACTTCTGGGAGAGCAGGAACAAAGTCCAGTTATGCTTCCATCCGGTCAGATTATCAGCTTGTATCAGATGCCAACGGTTCCGTTGTTGTGCTGCGTAAGCATCATAACAAGCTCCGGAAGACGGTATACAAAGAAATGTTGCGGGGAATCAGCCGTTTGCAGATACCGAAAAACAAGTTCCGGATTACGAAATCCCCGATGGAAATCACTTACAAGAAGTACGGGACAACAATGTACTTTGCCGGATCAGACGGTATTGACGATACAAAGGGTATCATTGACGAGGATAAACCGATCAAGCTGGTTGTCCTGGATGAACTGACAGAGTTCTTTGATGATGGCGAAGGCGAAGATGAGCTGACCAACATTGAAGCAACGTTTGTCCGTGGAAATAAGGGTGGATTCCAGATGATTTATCTGTACAACCCGCCAAAGAACCCAAATGCTCCGATCAATTTGTGGTGCAAGAAAATGGAGAAGCGTGAGGACTGCATTCACATTCACACAGATTACCGGGATGTGCCGGTGGACTGGCTTGGTCCTGATTTGATTGCATCGGCGGAGATGATGAAGAAAGCAGATCCGAAGATGTACCGGTGGGTATGGCTCGGCGAAGCGATTGGCGTGGATGAGCTGATCTATTATATGTTTTCAGATCGGCACAGACAAAAGCCGGATCCGGACAGGAGATATGACCGGATTTACATTGGAGGTGACTACGGTCAGCAGAATGCGACAACCTTTGAAGCGTTTGGTCTGGACACCTACCGGAAGAAATTTCCGGGACTTGGAGAATATTATCACAGTGGACGGGAATCTGGAAGGCAGAAGAGTCCGTCTGAATATGCAAGAGATCTGGTTGAGTTCATGGATGGGCTACATGAACAGTATGATAACCGGATCTTTTATATTTTTTTGGATCCATCTGCAAAAGGTCTGGCAGAAGAGGTTAGGAGAGCTACCAGAATCGGACTGGACTATCAGGTGTTTCTGCGGGATGCGGAAAATGATGTGGCGCTTGGAATCAGCCGGGTACAGAAAGCACTGGTATTCGATATCATGTCGATTTCCCCGAAGCAGGAGTATGCGGTGCAGGAGTTTGGAACCTACGAGTATGATAAGAAATCCATTGAAAAAGGAAAAGAAGTGCCGGTGAAGGAAGCGGATCACTGCATGGATGCCATACGCTATGTGGTTATGGGCGCCTGGAGCAAGATCAAACATTGGCTACCTAAAGATGAAACGCCGGAAGAAATAGACATATGCGATATCGGCAGCAGGGAGGTGAGAGAAGAGGATGAATATCTTTAATTATTTCAGGAAAAAAAGAATCGATACGGTAGATGCTTCGTTCTACCGGAAGATCGATGAGTGGATCAGCTGGTACAATTCCAATGTCCGGCAGTTTACGTTCTACAAGGTGAATACCGGACGAGGTACAAGTAAACGATGCCGTAGGAAGAGCATGGGAATGGCAAAGAAACTGTCAGAGGATATTGCAGATCTGCTCCTTAATGAGAGAGTTATGATCACACTGGAAGATGAAACGACACAGGAATTTGTGCAGAAGGTTCTGGATAACAATCACTTCCTGGTTATGGGAAATGACTACCAGGAACGGAAAGCGTATTCCGGGACCGTGGCATATATCCCTTATCTGTACAATGCGGTTGTGCAGGAAGATGGAACGATATCTGCAGGTGAGATTGGAATCAACTATGTGGATGCCAAGAACATTTATCCGGTCAGCTGGAATAACGGGGAGGTTACGGAGTGCATTTTTACGTTCGTGCATACAGTTCGTCAGAAGAAATACGTGCAGATTCAGTTTCACAGGATTGAATCAAAAGGAATGTATGTGATTGAAAACAGCGTCCTGGAATGCGCAAAAGGCAGTGTGGAAGGTCGTGAGCTGACAGAACAGGAATGGAAACAGCTGAAACCATTTGCAAATCTGGCATCCAGAACAGAGACAGGATCCACAGAACCGCAGTTTGTTATCGACAGGCTGAATATCACAAACAATGCGGGCGAATGTAATCCAATGGGAATTGCGATTTTTGCAAACGCCATAGATACCTTAAAAAAACTGGACACGGAGTTTGATTCCTACTGCAATGAGTTCGATCTGGGAAGAAAAAGAATCTTTGTTGCTCCGGAAATGCTGACGAATGAGGACGGATCCCCAACCTTTGATCCGGATGATGGTGTGTTCTATTCGCTTCCGGAAGATTACGATAAGAGCCAGACCGGTCTGATCAAGGAAGTGGACATGAGCCTTCGTGTAGAACAGCACAGTAAGGCAATCAATGATGATCTGAATTATCTGTCTCTGAAATGCGGATTCGGTACGGAAAGATACCGGTTTGACGGAGCAGGAGCGAAGACAGCAACCGAGATCATTTCGGAGAACTCAGATATGTACCGTATGCTGAAGAAGCATGAGATAATCTTGGAAGATGTCATAAAGCGGTTGGTCAGAATCATTATCCGGCTCGGTATTGTGACAGGAAATACATTGGACCAGAACACAGATATTGTGATTGACTTTGATGATTCTATCATTGAGGATAAGGGCGCAGAGCGTCAGCAGGACCGTCAGGATGTCAGCATGGGCGTGATGCGGCACGAAGAATACCGTGCAAAATGGTACGGTGAAACAGTGGAACAGGCAAAGAAGAATCTGCCAGAGCAGAATCAGGTGATGGAGTAGGATGCGAAAAGAATACAAAGATCAGGTTGCCGATAAGATTGCAGCGCGGTACATAGGTCTGGAAGAACGGATTCTGCAGGACATTGCCCGGCGGATCAAAAAGACCGGCGAGATCACCAGTACAGCTGACTGGCAGATTAACCGTTTACGGATTCTGGGATATTCTTCCGAGGATATCGAAAGAGAGATCAAGAAAACACTGGATGCGTCTTATCCGGAGATGTTTGAGTTGTATGATAAAGTGATCGACTGGGAATACGTCCGGAACAAGGACATTTATGAACAGATCAATGCAGAGTTTATCCCGTATGAAGAGAATAAGCAACTGCAGCAGATCACAGATGCGATCATTCAGCAGAGTCTGGAAGATCTGGAGAATGTAACGAAGTCACTTGGATTTTACCTGGATTATAATGGCAGAAAGGTTTTAACACCGCTGTCACAGGTTTATACCAATTATCTGGACAATGCCTGTTTTGATATTGTGACCGGAGCATTTGACTATGGCAGTGTATTGCGCCGTGTGGTTACGCAGCTGACGAACAGTGGACTTCGGAAGATTGAATACGGATCCGGATATGCAAGCCGAGTAGAAGTGGCTGCCAGAAGAGCGGTCATGACTGGTGTGGCGAATCTTACCGGAGAAATAGCAGACTACAATGCCAAGAAGCTCGGAACAGAGTATTTTGAGGTTGAGTGGCATGCCGGGGCCCGTCCTACTCATGCGGTATGGCAAGGTCAGGTCTGGACAAAAGAACAATTGTACTCAGTCTGTGGACTTGGTACAGTGACAGGACTTCTGGGAGCCAACTGTTATCATACTTATTACCCATTCTTTCCTGGCATTTCACAGCGTAACTGGTCAGATGAATGGCTGGAAGCTCAGAACCGGAAGGAAAGCAAGCCAAAAGAATTCCGGGGCAAAGAGTACACTCTGTACGAGGCAAAGCAAAGGCAGCGCCAGATGGAGACAGCAATGCGGGCACAGCGTGAAAAAGTACAGATGCTTCAGGACGGAGGCGCTGATTGGCAGGAGATTATGCTCCAAAAAGCCAAATATCAGGGACAGCTTGATGAATATGCGGCGTTTTCTCGGAAAATGAGGCTGAAAGAGGAAAGAGAGCGGATTTATATTGATGGACGAGGAAGAATTGCACCGAGTCAGTATGATCTGAAAATGAGAATTTCTATTCCAGACACAGTTGTTAAGAAAGCAGGTTTGAGCAAAGAAATTGAAGCGAAAATCAATGCGGCGATAAAGAAGTTGGATTCGGAATACGTGATTTACTTAGATTCTATTAAAGGCGGAAAACTAAAGAAAAATGATATTTTTGCAACAGGTGCTTACTTGGATGAAAATGGAATGCTGAGACATGGACTTGTTTTGAATTACAAACAAGATTATAGAAAAGTTGAAACTATTATGCCGAGATGGTACAATGATGGTGTAATGGCGGGAAAGAATTTTGAAGATTACATTGCGCATGAAATGGCGCATATAATGCCATTTCAGAACTGCGTATCAGAAGTGGAATATATAGAGTTAAATGAAAAAATAAGAAGGCAGTTCATAGCAGGAATTTCAGGATATGCAGATAGAAGCAAAGACGGTCGAGAGTGCTTAGCGGAGGCGTTTGTTAGGTATAGAAACGGAGAGTGGATTCCAGATGAAGCAAGAAAACTTATCAGAAAATATATCCTTCATTGGCGGAGGGTTTAGAATGACATTGCCAAAGTGTATGCTGTGCAGTAATTTCAATGAAAATAGTGAAGAGATGACTTGTAAAGCATTTCCAGATGGAATACCGGAGGATGTAATTTTTTCTGGTTATGAAGAGGAATGCAAAAACGGAATTAAATTTAAAGAGTTTGAATAGTTGCCACCAGTCGAAATGACCGGTGGTATTTTTGTACTTATTTTTAGGAGGCCGGTAATGAAAAAGAAAGCAGTAGCAGTATTAACGGCTATCAGCATATTGATAGCAGGTTTAACTGGATGCCAGACCGCCACGAAAAGTTATGGTGGGAAGACAACG